CCGGCTATTGAAGAAAACTTTGTGGCTCTAAGCGACCAAAAAGAATACAAGTTTGCCGAGGTTGATAAAGACAAGCAGATTCTTATCGGGCCGATTTTAATTCCGAACAAGCCTATCTATCGTCGCGAAGGTGATAACGAGTATTATATCTACTTCACTAAAGACACCGTTAAAAAGGCATCGGAGTTATTCCTTATGAAAGGAAAACAAAACAACTCAACCTACGAGCACTTCGAAAAGATCAACGGACTTTCTATGGTCGAGTCTTGGATTGTTGAAGATACGGATAAAGACAAGTCGGCTATCTATGGTATGAACCTACCCGTTGGAACGTGGGCCGGTACGATCAAAGTAAACAACGAAGAGATCTGGAATAACTTTGTAAAAACCGGAAAGGTTAAAGGCTTCTCAATCGAGGGGTACTTTGCCGAGAAAGCCGAACGACCAAAAGAAGTCATCGAAGAAGAACTATCGGCTAGTTACAAATTGTTAGAAATAAAACAAGCGTTAATCGAATATCAACTTCAGTCCTACGCTAATTATCCGGATGGAGTTAAGAACAACGCAAAACGTGGTATAGAATTAAACGAGAAGCAAGGCAATAAATGCGCAACTCAAACCGGAAAGGTAAGAGCGCAACAGTTGGCACAAGGCAAAGCGATTAGTCTACAAACTGTAAAAAGAATGTACTCGTATTTATCACGAGCCGAAGAATACTACGATCCGAACGACTCTACTGCGTGTGGGACTATCTCGTATTTATTATGGGGTGGCAAGGCCGCTCTTAGATGGTCGCGTTCGGTTCTTAGAGAGCTCGGTGAAATAGACCTGGTTGAAAAAATGATCGAGCAAGAGTTAAAAGAGCCTTGTTGGGACGGTTACGAAATGATTGGCTATAAAATGAAAAACGGACGACGCGTGCCTAATTGCGTGCCAATTAAAAGACGATGAGAAAGCAAGCGATAGTCATCACTAAGGAAAAGACTAAAAAGCACGGCGTACAGGCTAAAACGAAAACAAGTAAGTCTAAGACTTCTAAAAACTATAAAAAACCATATAAGGGACAAGGTAGATAATGGCAAACGTTTATAACACCGCTTACCGTGTAAAAGTAGACACTTACGCAGAAGCAGACCGAGAAATTTATAACATCGAAGAAGGCGCGTTCGTAACAACTGAAGCGGGTGTGTGGACAGTCTATAAAGGCGAGTGGGTAAAACTCTATCCGCAGTCTGGAGCCGGTTCCGGTTTAGGATGGACACGTTACGATGACGGTCAATATGACGTAGATGGCAAGTTAAGCCTAACCCAAGACGCAACTATTGTACTTCCTAACAACGGAGCGGCGGTTTATCGCAGTTACACGGGTATCGATTATTATGACTCTACCAATAAAAAAGTCCTAGCCGACAACGAGAACGACGTGTATTTAATGACGATCGTTTTTAAGTGTTCAGCCGCTAACGCAAATCAAACGTTTTTAAGACTACAATTAGACTCGGTAAACGGTGTGCCTTATGAACGTGTGGGAGTCGATATACCGTTCCCAAAAGGAAACGATGTAGCGCACGAGTTTCACCAAGTATTCCAATACTATGCCACTTCCGATTTTGTGTCTAACGGATCACAATGGAAAATAACTCCAACGGGCGGAACGGCTAAGATATGGGATATTATATACTTCATTCAAAAAACACAAAGCTATGCGTAAAAAAAATAATCAGACACCGAGCTACACAAGCCCACGAGGAGGTAAACGCGGATGTCTTTGTTGGGACGAAAACCGCTACGACGTAAAATGCTGCGACGGATCACTTAGAGCGCAAGGTATCGGTTCGATCTACCGAACATAAAAATGCAAAATAAATTCACAATTCGTTAAATCCATAAAACCTAAAATTAGTATGAAAGCAACCGATCTACTAGAGAAGATTCAGACGCTTCTCTCGGCTAAAGTAAATTTAGCTGAAATGACGTTGGAAAACGGTACTATCTTGGAAGCCGAATCATTCGCTACCGGGGAGTCTGTTTTCATCAAAACGGAAGACGAGCGAGTAGCTTTACCTATCGGAGAGTACACACTTGAAGATGGTAGACTATTGGTCGTTGAAGAAGAAGGTGTTATTGCTGAGATTAAAGAGGTTGAAGCCGAACCCGAAATGCCTGCTGAAGAATTAGCAGAAGTTGAGGTTGAGGTTGAGCCGGAATCTTACGACACACCAAAAGAGGCTGAGCAAGTCGAGGACGTGCTACAAGCCGTTGTTGAAGCTATTGCACCGGAGATTGAAAAAATCCAAGAGGAAGTAGCCGAAATGAAAAAAGAGCTAGAGGCCGTGAAAATGGAGTACAAGAAAAAAGAAGAGATGGCTAAACAAAAGCCTGCTGCTAAACCGATGAAGCATTCACCGGAGGCTAGCAAGACGCCAACTCAAACTAAACTTGCTACTCGCAGAGCACGTACTACTATGGACATTGTAATGGAAAAACTTAATCGATAATTAAAAAATGGCAACTACTGTAACTTATTCAAATGACGTAACTCGCATTTTTCAAGATGTTGAAACGTTAGCTGCGGCTCAGACACTAACTGCTGCCGATAGCGGTAAAACTTACATTCTAAGTGCTGCTGAAGGTAAAACAATCACTTTGCCGGCTCTTAAATCGGGTGTACACTTTAAATTCATTATTGGTGCTGCATTCGCAACTTCAAATTGGGTTGTAGCTTCTGCGGAAGGTTCAAACGTACAAGGGGTATTAATTGTAAACGGTGCATCAGTTGATGCGGCTGACGAGGATCAAATCAACTTCGTTGCTACTGCTGAAACTGTTGGAGACCACATCGAAATTAACTGCGACGGAACAGATTGGTATGTATCTGGAGTGGGTAGCCAAGCGGGTGGTATTACTGCAACTACATAATTTAAAATTAAATAACGAAAAATGGCAACAACTACTTCAATAACCACAACTTATGCCGGCGAGTTTCTACAACAGTACATCTCAGCCGCGCTATTGTCGGGTAAAACTATCAACGATGGTGCTATTACCCTAAAACCTAACGTTAAATACAAAGAAGTAATTAAAAAGGTAGCTACTAGCGATCTTATTAAAAACGCTTCTTGTGACTTTGACGCTTCTTCTTCTGTTACTCTTACTGAGCGTATTCTTCAACCAGAGGAGTTCCAAGTAAACGTAGAGCTTTGTAAAAAAGACTTCCGTTCAGATTGGGAAGCTATCGAAATGGGAATGTCAGTTTATGACAACCTTCCACCTTCATTTGCTGACTTCTTAGTTCAGCACGTTGTTGGAAAAGTAGCTGAGAAAACCGAGCAAAACATTTGGGGCGGTGTAAACGCTACCGAAGGTGAGTTCGACGGATTCACTACTCTTATGGCTGCTGACGCGGACGTAAATGATGCTACAAACGGTGGTGAAACTTCGTTTACTTCTTCTAACATTATTACGCTTTTAGGAAACGTTGTTGATTCGATTCCTTCTGCGGTTTACGGAAAAGAAGATTTAACTATCTACGTACCAACTGTTGCTTACCAAGCATACGTTCGTGCTCTTGGAGGATTCTCTTCAGGTGGACAAGGTGCTGCGGGTATCGACAACCGTGGATCACTATGGTATGAAAACGGGAACGCTTTATCTTTCGAAGGTATTAAAGTTCAGCTTGCACCAGGTATGCCAACGGATCACATCGTTGCAGGTGAGGCTTCTAACCTATTCTTCGGAACCGGTTTGTTCTCAGACCATAACGAACTAAAACTTCTTGATATGGGAGATTTAGACGGATCGCAAAACGTTCGCGTAATTATGCGATTTACTTCTGGTGTACAATACGGCATCGGATCAGATCTTGTATTGCTAACATTACAATAATAAATTAATTGTATAACAAAGAGGGTAGGTGAGCCTTAGAGCCTGCCTACCCTTTTTTAATTATAAATAATATGGCTTGTACACTTGCAACGGGTAGAGCGTTACCGTGTAAAGATAGCGTTGGTGGGATTACCGCAGTTTGGTTTGCAGATTATGGTACACTAGGTACTTTAACTGTATCAGGCGCACAACTTACCGCTATCTCAGGAACGCCCGACCTTTTTAGATACGACATCAAAGGCAACTCGTCTTTAGAGCAAACGATCAATGCCGATCGTACGAACGGTACATCGTTCTATACTCAAACGTTAAATCTTACGCTTACTAAATTAGATTACGAAACACAAGCAGAATTAATCGACGTAGTACGCGCAAGACCACACGTATTCATTGAGGATTATAACGGTAACTACTTCCTTATCGGAGCAGTACACGGTGCAGAAGCAACCGGAGGTACAATCGTAACGGGAGCAGCGATGGGTGATCTGTCTGGATTTACTTTGACTATGACTGCGGAAGAAACGCTACCGGCTTATTTCGTTACTTCATCTGTGGTAACGGGTAATGAAAGCGCGACGCAGATTAATCCGTAACTAAAATCTAGTTACAAAATAAGAGGGGTGGCTTTGGCTGCCCTTTTTTGTTGTGCAAAAAAACAAAACGTATCGTTAAATCAATATGAAGGTTTTAAACAATAGGAACGACTTACAGACTATTCGGATTATACCGAGGAGTTATCCAAGTTCTTTAACACTTAGCCTAAGAGACGACCAAACCAATACTACCGTAAATTATACTCTAAATGGTAATGATTGGGGTGTAGCAGATTATGTTTGGAGCTTACTCGATAGAGATTGGGATGCCGATGCAGCAGGATTTAGCATAGACAATGATTACCTAGTTATAGAAAACGTATATTCGTTAAGAGAATTTCATTTTTATGACTTAACCATAACAGACCAAGACGGCGACGTTATTTATAAGGATAAGATATTCTGTACTAACCAACCGACTGCGGACTTTAGCGTAAACAGTGATACAACTGAATGGCAACTGTTAAATAACGATTGGAACTTATATGATCAAGTTTGGGACGGCACGATTTACATCTCCGAACCGAGCTATGACAATGATTACATTATACTATGAGCATAAAAATTGTAAACCTATCGTCTTACACGACACCGAAAGTAAAAGAGGTTAAAAACCAAGAT